ATGATCGGAAGCGCGAAGGTCGCTTGGTTGACAGGTTTCGTCATGGCTTCGTTTCCTCTGTTGCGGCGTCGGGCTTGGTCTTGTCGTCGCCCTCGCCTTCGCCCTGATCGTCTTTCGGTTCGCCCGTGTCCGGGTCGAAGGCGTCGATTGCCTGCGCTTGACCGCCCTTAGACACGCGGCGCGGGTCGGCGTCAAAGATCATTTCGGCGGTATCGACCAGCTTCGCCCATTCGGCCCATTCCTTCAGGACCGCTTTCGGATCATAGCCGCGCTTCGCGATTGCCTGTTGCGGCGACATAAACCCGGCGCGGGTTTCCAGAAGGTCCGTCGTCGCGTCCTGAAGCGGGTTGACCGATTCAAAGCGGGGTGGCGCCCATTCGACCGCGACCGTCGGAACGTCGATCTTCCCGTCGGTATAGGCGGCTTCGACGAAGGCGTCCCAAATCGGTTGACAGAACATTGGGATAATCGCTTGCCATTGGAAGGCTTCGATCATGCGCCGGAATTCCTGAAGCCCGACCCGCGACGACGAAAAGTTCACTTGCTTCAGATCGCCGGTAAGAAGTTCGTAAGGGACACGCCAGCCCGCCGCAATGATATGCAACATGACCGAATGCCATTCGTAGACCCCGGCGGTCGATCCCGGCTGATTGAACTTGATATCCTTCCCGCCGCGCGCATAGGCGATCAGGCCGGGTTCGAATTGTTCGATCTTGTTCCCCTCGCCGTCTTCGACGACCGGGGCGATTGATTGTTCGGCTTCTTCAGCGCCAAAGACGATTCCGACCATGCAAGCTTCGGTCTTTTTCCGGACCAGTTCGGCGGCTTGCCAGTCGTCGACGTCGCGAAGCGCCCGAAGCGCCGGGGTTCCCCATGGAACGCCCCGCGATTGGGTCCGCTGGCGTTCGAACAAGTGAAGGACGCGCTTCGCTTCGACCCGGACCGATTCCAGACTCCGACCGCTGATCGGGTTTTGGTCGCCGGGGTGATCCGGAAACAGGTGATAGGCCAGCCGCCGCCCGATCTGGTCATATTCGATCCCGTAGCGAATGCGGCCCTTGCCGGTCAGTTCTTGGTTTTTCGACTGGTCAAGGTGATCCGCTTCCATGACCTGAAACTGAAGCGGAACGACCATCTTGTCCGACCGGCGGCGCGGGCGGCGGATCGTGAAAGTCTCGCCCCCTTCGACCATGCCCCGGACGGCAAGCGCGGTCAGCCCGTGAAAGTCGGTGTGACCGTCGGCGTCACATTGCGCCGACCAAGCTTCCCAAAGGGCGTCGACCTTTTTGTCTAGCGTCTTGTTCCCGGACTTCGACCGGGGGCGAATGCCGGTCCCGACCATGTTATTCACAAGGACGGACACGGCGCGGGCGGCGGTCGGGTTGTTCCGGACAAGATCGCGCATCCGATCCCGAAGGATCGCGGCGGCGGGGGCGATTTCAGCGTCGGCGGCTTTGTTCGACGTTTGCCAGCCGCCCGTCCCCCGATCCTTCGCCGCGCCTTCATAGGCCCGCTGAAGGTTGCCGATTGCGATTCGCGCGGCATAACGCTTCGCCGCCGTCGTCGGGGAAAAGACGCCGATCAGGCGGTCGACGACCCCAAGACGAACGGACAAGGGCTTCTTTTGCATACGTTATCCCCGACGAAAGCCCGCTTTGCCTGCGACCGGAAGCGGTCGGTTGGACGTTGCGGCGATCTCGCTTTCAATCGCACGAATGCGCGTCAAAAGATCGTTTGCGTCCCCATATTTAACCCGCTTCCCTTCGAATGTCACTTCCAAAGTGCCAGAAGCGAACGCCGACTTCAGGGCGTCAAGTTCCGCTTGTGTCCATGCCATCTAGAACCATCCTTTCTTTCGTTGCCCTAGGAAGCTTGGCTTCCGGGGCGTTGCCGGTGGAGTCGTCGGGGCGGGGCGGGACGGCTGGCCAGCGGGAAGGACTTCCTTCCGGCCTTTTTCCAGTTGCGCCGCCAGCCCGCCCCATTTGCGTTCGTCCCATCTATCGATTCCCATAAGCCAAGCCGCCGCCCGCGCATAGACCCGACAGTCAAGGGCTTCGTTCCTCTCGCGCATTTGCTGCCATTCAAGCTTCGCATAACCGCGCTTCGATCTGACCGTCATTAGTTGTTCGGCGGTCAATTGCTTGACCCATTCGCCCGTCGTCCCGGCGGGAAGGTGAATGAAGCCGCCGGGATAGGACTCGCCTTCCTGAAGTTCTTCGTCGGTCGGGCGCGACAGGCGCAAGAACCGATAGGTTTCGGACTTGAAGACGGCGGTCGCGATCTTCCAAAGCTGGACCCCGCGCCGAAGCTTCCGCCCGCCTTCGGTCACTTCGACGAAGGTCGGTCCTTCGACCGGAGTCGAACGGTCGAACCCTTCCCGGCCCTTGATCGCGATCACTTGGCCCTTGCCAGCCGCCCGAACCCATGAATAGACCGTGTTTGTCGTCGCGCCGTCGCCCGTGTCGATTGCCATCCGGGCAAGCCCCATCCGCGCCCCGGACGCATGTTCCCAAGTCTTCGGCAGGAAGTCGGACAAGGCTTTCCAGACTTCCGTCCCGCCCGTGTCGCCTTCGAAAACGACGTGATCGACCAGCCAAGACTCAAGGTTCCGGCCCCAAGCCCAAACGTCGACTTCGATCCGTTCGCGCTGGACGTCCGCGCCCGCCGTAAGGACCAAGCCGCCTTCAGGGACCGACCCCATAGGCTGTTGTTCGCGGCGTTCATAAAGGCGTTGCCAGTCCGGCGCTTCGCCCTTTTCCTGCCACGTCTCGCCTAGAAGCGTGTTTTTCAGGGTCTTCAGCTTCGCTTCGTCGCCCGCCGCGTCTTCCCATTTGCGGGCGATATCGGCCCAAGAAAGCCAGCCTAGGGGCGAATAAAGGGCGCTGATATGGAACCCGACGATCCCGGCGGCTTCGGCCTTCTGGCGGACGTCTTCGGGCGCGGTCTGCAACCATTGCGCGCCGTTCGACTCGTCCATCATTGCCGTTTTGTGGCGTTCCTGAATCGGTTCTTCGCAATGTTCGCAGATATAGGCGACCGTTTCCGGGCGACCCTTTTCCCATTTCAGCCGTTCGAACTTCAGCCATTGAAGCCCCCCGCAATGGGGGCAAGGAACGTGATAGCGGTTCTGGTCGCTCAATTCGAATTCCTTTTCGATCCGGCTTAGGCCCTTGATCGTCGGCGTCGACGCAAGAAACAGTTTCGAACGGTGGCCAAAGCTGGTCGTCCGGGCTTCGGCAAGCGTGATCGGATCGCCTTCTTCGTCGACGTCGCCGGGATAGGCGTCCACTTCGTCAAGGAAGACCCATCGGGCAGGCATGGATCGCAAGCCGACCGCGCTATTCGCGCCGGTCAGAAGAAGGACGCCGCCGGGGAACTTCTTCCCGAAAGTCGTATTCCCCGAGTCCCGCGACCGGGCGGCGCGGACAAGGTTCCGAAGGACCGGGCTATCTTCGATCAGCGGGTCTAGGCGCTGTTGCGAAAGGCGCTTCGCTAGGTCGACGTTCGGTTGAACGGCAAGGAACGGCCCCGGCGCTTGGTGCATGACGAAGCCGATCCAGTTGTTCCCGGCTTCGGTCGCCCCGACTTGCGCCGCCTTCATAAACACAACCCGGCGGGCGGGATCGCCCGGCCCTAGGGCGTCCATGATTGCGCGCATGTAGGGGGTTCGGTTCGTCCGGTATGGACCAGCTTCGGACGCGCCGCGCGACGACAGAATCCGGTGACGGTCGGACCATTCGGAAACGGTCAGGGAAGCGTCCGGCGCGATCCCCTGAAGCCATGCTTCGCGGATCGCGGTCGCGCCGTCGAATTCTTCGATCAGGTCGGCGGCGTCGGCGTTCAACGAAGTTCGACCTTCAGTTCGGACAGGTCTTCAAGATGCCCCCGGATAAAGCGATCCAGAACAAGTTCCATCTTGTGCGCGTCGACGCCAAGTTCCGCCGCCATGTTCGCGGCGACGCGGGGCGGCCAATTCAGCCAAGAGTCGCGTTCCCGGCGCGCCAGTTCGAAGACAAGGGCGGTCGCCTTCTGGCGGTCGACCAGATCGCCCGCCATCTTCTGAAGCCTGATCTTCGCCGTTTGCGCCCGTATGACCTCATTCGCGTTCCGGGCGCGAAGATAGACCCCGGCTTCAGGGTTTGGCGCGCCGGGCGGCGTTCCAGCGGGCGGCGGGGGCAGGGGATCGACGTCCTTCAGGGCGTCTTCGACCGCCTTCAGGGCGGCGGCTGGAACCGCCTTCGCATGTTGCCGCGTCATGGCCCCGACGGTCGCGGCGCTGGCATGTTGCGACGTCCCCCGCCGCATGGCGGGGTTAGTCTGCGCGTCCCATTCAAGATCGGCCTTCACGGGGTCGATTGATCCGTCCGGTTCGGGCGTGATCCGACCGTCCTTGATCGCCTTCCCGACGGCGGTATGGCTTACCCCGCGCCGTCTGGCGTATTCCCGCAAACTGACTCCGACCTTCGCCACGCCGTCACCTTTTTTCGTCCTGCCCCCTTGTGCGGTCGCTATGCTTGCTTATATGCTTGCTATGCGATCCGCCGGGCTTGGCCATTATGGCAACCTTGGCGGGAAAATCTAGGCCAATCGTCAAACGGAAGGAACGACCGTGCAACATACCCTTACGACCAATATCAAAGCCGCCGACGCGCATAGAAGACCCGCCGAATTGGACAATCTTTCGGGCGTCCTTGACACGGTGGCGGCGGAACATGGCTTCGCCCCGATCAACCGCGCCGGGCTGGCCATGATCAAGCGCGGCGAAGACGACTTTTTCGCGGTGCAGGTGATCGGGAACGGCGCGATCCTTCGCGACGTCGTGACGGCGCTTGATCAGGCGGGGTTTCTGGAATGACCATCAAGATTTATCCTCTCCGGACGATCCGCCCGAACCCCGGCTTTGGCCCGGCTTGGGAAGTGACCGAAGGCGACCGGGCAATCGCCGCATTCCATGAAAAGGCGGACGCGGTTCGCCTTTGCGAAGGCGATATCAAGCCTTCCGACGCGAAAGCGATCAACGCGGCTTGGGAAGCGCGCCAGCCGTCCGACAGCACAATCGAAGACCGGATCGCCGGGCGGATCGCGCGGATCGCCGACGCGAAGGATCAGGTCGTCCGGACTCTTGTTTCGGACCTGAAGGCGTCGATCCGCGAAGCTGAAGCGGGCGGTCGACCGGCGAACCCGCTGGAACGGCGGGCGGTCGAAGTTCTGGAACGGCTGATCGCGCCGGGCGCAATCGTCTTCCAACGGCCCGCCGCAATGGGCAAGACTGAAGCGGCGCTGGACTGGTCCGGGCTGGACGAAGGCCCGGTCACGCTGGACGATCCCCGCTTCGCCGCCCATCCCATCGCACAAGCGAACGCCGCGTCTTGGCCCAAGCCGAAGCGGACCCGCCGCCCGACCCGCGCCCAAAAGATCGCGGCGTCCGAAGTCCAGAAGGGGCGCTGATAATGCGGCGGCTTCTGGCGTTCTTCGGACTCGCGCGGCCCGGCCATCGCCACGACTTCCGCCAGTATGTCGCCCGCCATTGCGAAGGGGCGACGCTCAATTGGGCGGGGTCGGTCGACCCGTGCTATTCCCTGACCTATCGTTGCGAATGCGGTCAGGTGGAAACGACTTCCGGATGGTTGCTTCCCTTGGTTCCCGTGACGCGGGACGCCGACGGCTGGCCACTGGACGAAACCGGCGACCGGATGCCCGTCGCCCCCATCGCGAAGGATTCCTGATCATGGCCAGCGGATACGAAAAGGCGGACGTCGGGAACCCGCCGGGCGGGGAATGGAAGAAGCCGTCGCGGATCGGGTCGGCGATCTTGACCAGCGTCGCAGTTGCCTTTGCGGCTTGGGCTTGGGTCGGTCAGATCGCGGCGCTTTGGGTCTTGTTCTTCGGCTGATCAGCCCCGGACAGGACGAAGCTTCGGGGGATCGCCCGCAAGTTCGGTCGGCAAGACGTTTCCGTCCGCGTCGACATAGATCAGAACCCAATGATAGCCGGGCGCGGGAAGATCATCCGGCCCGGCTTCTTCCATTTCCGGCGGCTGGTCGACGCCCGGATCGCCGTCGTCGTGATCTGGCGGGTCTTCGTCGTGATCAAGGATCGCAGTCGGGGGCGGCGTCGGAACGAAACTGAAGAAGCCGTCGTCCAGCCCGTTCAACAGGTCTTCGATCTGAAGATCGTCGAACGCCACGACGTCCAGATCGAAGCCTTCTTCCTGAAGCGCCGCCAGTTCTCGCG